TGCACTTAACAAAGTAATCCTGGATATATTTTCTGCGCTCTCTCTCATCTCTGAATCTGTAGCTCCAGTCTTGTGTTGCTTTTTTACCACTGAATGCAGTAGCAATCATCTTATCTTTGTGAACAAACACGATTGCTTCTTCATCAGTTAAGTTTGTATAGTGTTGCTCTGCTTTTTCATAATCTTTATGAGTTGATAAGAACTCTCTATAACTTTGTCCGATTAAGTTATCCATTTACTTTCCTTCCTTCTAAATGCGCGCAATTTTTAAACTTACAGCAATCATGCGCGTAAATACCTACCAGCGTGCTGTTGTCTAGCGCATCTGTATCTAGTATTTCTTGATTGCATGTAATACAATATTCAAGTAATAAAGTCATCTGTTAATTCCTTCCTTCATATTGTTTAGACTTAATAAATTAATTATGGTTACTCCTTATTCTCAACAACTACAACCTTACGTTCTGTTGTCATGCCATTCATGTATGCTTGTATGTGTATTTGCGCTTCATCGTAGGTATAACCTTGTCGTAAACATGCCCACAGTTGTTGTACAATTCTTTTTAAATCGTTTATTTCTTTGACATGTTCTATATTAATTTTTGTTACTTCAACTGACACTGACTTCACCCTTCTTGTTAATGAAAAACTTACCGAAGAAATCTCTCTTGCTATATGGACTTGGTCCAACAAAAGTTATATCTCCATGTTCTTCTAATGCTTCTTTAGTCAACACTCCAGTGAACTGTTCACCGAACATACTGACCTGTTCTAATGCAATCATATCTAACCTACCAGCAGCAACTAATTCTTTTAATTGCTTCTTGCTCTTAGGTCTTGAGTCCATCCCATCAAGAATGAATATCCCTTGCGCACTCATTGTTTACCTTCCTTTTTTATCATCACTACTTAGACTCGACCAACTCATCATTGGTTACATCTTTTTTTACACCTTTTTCGTTATACAAAAAGTGATAATCTTTTTCTTTATCAGTAACAAACAACCCATCAATCTCTGCAAGCAAAGATAAGTCGTGAACTATTTTTCTAAGGTCCTTCATATCTGTTATGTATAAATTCTGACCTCCAACAACACCTCTTACAGAGACAGTTACTGTTGGTGAACTTGTGTATTGGTCTTTGTTGAAATGATTTATTCCAGAATAAAAACTAACATGAACTCTTTGGTCCCATGCTGTTTTTTTCTTATCAATAAATTGGTCATAATATTTTCTCATTTTTAAATTATGTTTCATTATTTTCCATCCAGTTCTACTGTTGCAACAGTGTTTCCATTAGTATCTTTTAATTTGAGAACTTCAAATCCTCCTTCTTCAACTTTGTAAATAAGTTTCCCAGCTTTATCTAGGATGGTTCCTACTTCATAGTGGAAGTTATCCTCGAACGCTGCGTTGTTTGTATCGATTGTAATTTGAATCATTACTCCTCCTCTTGTGTTAAGTAGTTGTACATGTAGTCATCAAACGTCTCGTAAGTAGCTACTGTATTAACTAACGCTATCTCTATTTGTTTAACTTCATCTTCAGTTAAATCTTTAGTTCTAACTGCAATCATTTCTCCTACTTGAATCATTACTTAAGCTCCTCTTTATATTTCATAGTGTCTGCACCTGCACCAGTTATTTGGTACACATCTCTCTTAACTTCATTGCCGAATATATCTACCCAAACAATTTCTTTTTCTTCCATTTGTTTTCCTTCCTTCACGTAACTTAGACTATTTATATTTGAAATAGGTTACACCTTTTTTTTCTTAGCTTCATCTGCTTTGTGCATCTCCATTAGCTTGACCCAGTGCGGCTCGAATGTTGGTTGATAATAATTCTTCATGTAATCTACATAGCTCTCATACCCTGGGAATCTCTTAGCAAATTCTTTTGGCTTCATTGCCCATCGTTCCTTAGCTAAATCAAATGGCATGTGAACCATATCCTTTGCAGTCTCTTTGTTTAATTCTTTTCTAGTATATTCTTTGTAAACATACTCACCCTCTGTTACAACGTAGGTTTTCTCTACATACTCATCGAAGGGCATCCCATCAACAACACCATCGACAGAACCATCAATATATTTAGCGCTGATGCAGTCATCGTAAACAATAGGATTCTCTAATAGTTTTCCATCCTTCCATTTTCTAACTAAGAAGGCATGTCCTCCGAAGTGATTAGCACCCTTGAATATATCTCGCAGTGCATGGACCACGACCCAATCATCATTCTTTATCGTGTTGATTGCATTCCATGCAGCTGGATAACAATTGCCTGCACCCATTACTTAACCTCCTTCTTCATTGGATTTGTTGGAATAAAATTCTCAAAGCAATATTCATATATCTCTTTGCCGCTTATGAAATCTTTGAGTGTCATGCCCAGCGCTTGGTAAATTGTCTTACCCTCTTCAAGGTAAATCTCGAATGCTGCTTTGCCCTCTACAATCTCTCCGCTGGATAGTCTGACTGTATCAAATCTCCCTGCCCAGTCCTTCTGTATTTCTTGAATTGTTTTCATATCTTGTCCCTTCATATTCTTTAGACCCTCCCGACTTTGAGAAGGTTACATATTCTTTTAGATTTTATTCTTCTGTATCCTTGTACTGTTTGCATCTCTATTACTTTAGTAACGTGCAGCATCCTGCATATTGCAACGGATATCTGCATAGACTCAAAAGCGTTGATTACTTCTTGAAGATACATAGACCTGTTGCTTTTAATATTCCTAATGAATACATTTAACAAGCAGTTGAGAAGCTCTACTTCTACGTAGATAACCTTTACAGCTAGTCCAGCTTCTTTTGCTTTTTCTATCCTCTTAAGTACTTTTATTGGTGACTTGCCACGATTATCGAAGATGACATTATCGCAGCTGTAATTATCTTTGAATGCTTCAGTATTATTAAAATACGCTTCGAGCATTTTTGCTGCAATCTCGCTGGCTGCTGGGTGCAGCTCCGCGTTAACTTCTTTTGATAGTGGTTGGTCCTTATTTAGTTTCGCCTTGATTTCATCAGGGTCAATTACAAAAGCGTTAGTCCTTGCTGCTTCCTTAGCAACATGGGCAGACTTACCGCTCCCGCTTGCACCTATCATGAATGTAATTGTATTTGTTTGTTTCATACTGCTTTGACTCTATGCAGTTACAAAAGGTTACAAGTATTTTAAATATTTTTTATTCAGTGTTATCTAACAATCCTTAGCAATCCAGCCCATGCCATATCCATTTAAAAAAATATCTAGGGTACTTTTAGACATACTATCTAATAACCAGTGAAACAGGGCTTTTATTTGTAAACCCTAGGAAACATAAGGGCAACAATGCAACATAATATAAGTTATCGGACAAGTAATGGGAATGCTAATTTGAGGGGGTGGTATTCGTATTCGTAACACTAGATTTATTTAATGCCAATTAATTACTATATATAGTGCTACTAGATGTAGTGGTACTATATGTTGTGTATGTCTATAGATTTTGTAGATAAGGTACACACATTAGGTGAACTATCACAGTAATATAATGTGTTGTGAATCTTCTTTAGTGTACGCTTACACTCTTTACATTTCATTATGTTATTTATTCTACTGGGGGGTCTTTAGGATGTAGCGGGCTATATTTTTTATATATTCTTTTATAAGCTAGGATGTTTCCTTAGACCTTGGGTATCTCACTTGTCTTTCTAGTTGGTCTTACTGGCTGTAAGGTGAGACTTTCGTACTCCCGATGTCCACTTTACCTGTATCTAATTACTTGGTCCTTGCTGTTTGTGTGTGATAACTTTATCATAGAGGAATATTAATTACAACTTCTTCATAGTTTAAAAAATTTTTTTTACGCCAGGGGTTCTTGCTTAGTGGTGTCGGGGTTTCTGCCTTTAATCCTAGGGTAAGTTTTAGGTTTATGTTTATGACAGTATTTATATTTATTGTATTGCGATAGTATGGTAGTACAAGCAGAATGTACACAGCTTCGATTCTTTTGAAACTGCATATTCTTTTTTGAGTTAGGGTACTTGTTACCTTGTATAAAATCTGCCATAGTATAAGTATAGAGGAGTAAAAAATGCCTAAAAGCACAAAAAAATATACCAAGATGAAACCTGGTAAAAAGAAGAAAAGAAGATAACGTGGCGGAATTTAGAGGCATGAAGGTGAAGTTAAATTCACCTAGTGCTATTCGTAAAGGGGAACCTGGCTATGGGCGTAAGAAGTCCAAAGTATTTGTTATGAAAAATGGCAAAGTTAAAAAGATTATGTTTGGTGACCCTAACATGGCTATAAGAAAAAATAACCCTGGAGCTAGAGCTTCGTTTCGTGCTAGACACAAATGCAGCACAGCTAAGGATAAAACAACTGCAAGATATTGGTCTTGCAAAGCTTGGTAAGGAGAAGTTATGGCAGCTAAAAAAGGTTTGTATCATAATATAAATAAAAGAAAAAAAGCTGGGACCAGTAGGTCTAAAAAGAAATCTACTATCAGTCCTAAAGCTTATGCAAATATGAAAGCTGGATTTCCTAAAAAGAAAAAAAAGAAGTAATGGCTAATCTTAAAACAGTTGCATGTCCGCACTGTGGAGATAAATTTAAACAACAACATGGCAGACAGAAGTACTGCAAGCTGCAATGTACTAAAGCTGCTAACGCCAGGGCAAGAAATAAAAAGAAAAAAGAAACTACTAAGTTAGCTACAACCCCAAACAGTAGAGCTAGTCGTGGTGAACATTACATGTCTTTTGTAGAAGATTATGCAGAAGAAGTCTTAGAAGGCATCATTACACAAAAGTTTGTAGCAGATGATATGGGCATTGACCAAAGTGTTGTTGCCAGGATGCTGCTTGCATATAAAGAAGATAAAGCAGTACATGAAGCTAGAGAAGATTGGGATGTACCAGAAGAAGCTAGAAAATCCTTAGAATCTTTTGAAGAGTTTAGAAATAGATACTTCTTAACAGAGACTGGACAACCTTACGAAACCGCTAAGTTCCATAAGAACTGGATTAAAAATATTTTAAAGTCTATTGATAAAGGTGAACAGCTTATGATTCTCTCACCTCCTCGACATGGTAAGACAGATTTATTAACACACTTTGCTGTATGGCAGATATGTAAAACCCCTAACATCAGAATTATGTGGGTAGGTGGTAACGAAGATATATCTAAGAATGCTGTAGGTTCTGTATTGGACCACTTAGAAAATAATGAGCAGCTGATACAAGATTTTTGTGGACCAGGAGAAACATTTAAACCTAAGAGTAGAACTGGTAAGACTTGGAGTTCTGGACAGTTTACAGTTAAGACCAGGACAGTGACTGGTATTAAATCACCAACAATGGTGGCTGTAGGTAAAGGTGGTAAGATTCTCTCTCGTGACTGTGACTTAATTATTGCAGATGACATTGAGGACCATTCCACAACAATACAACCTAGTTCAAGAGAACAGACTAAACGATGGTGGACTACAACACTATCATCACGTAAAGAGGAACATACAGCTATTGTTGTTATTGGCTCCAGGCAACACCCAGATGATTTATATAATTCATTAATTGATAACGATGAATGGAAAAAGATAATTGAATCAGCACACAGTTTAGAGATACCTATTGATTCTGGTATTGATAAGGACCACAAGAAACACATGCTTTGGTCCAGTAAGAGAAGTTACAAGTGGCTTATGGCACAAAGAAGAAATGCTGAAACGACTGGTGGGTTAGCTATATTTGAAATGGTATATCTTAACCGACCATTCTCCGAAGGGCTGCAGATGTTTAAAGTAGATTCACTTGATGCTTCACGTGATGAGTCAAGAAGTATTGGGCATGTACCCGCTGGATGTAGATTGATAGCGGGACTTGACCCAGCAGCAACTGGATACCAGGCAGCATTCTTATGGGCATTTAATGTTGAAGAGGGCAAACTGTACATGGTAGATATAGAAAATACTAAAGGTGGCGGCATACCCCAAGCATTTAAAACAATTAAAGAATGGTACAAAAAGTATCACTGTTCACATTGGATTATTGAAGAGAATGGTTTTCAGCGTGCCATACGACAAGATAGAGAATTAAAAGAGTGGACTGCAGCTAAAGGCATACACTTAGAAGGACACCAGACACAAAAAAATAAATTCGACCCATACTTTGGAGTAGGTTCTATGAGTGAACTTTTCGATAAGGGTAAAGTAAATTTACCTTATGGTAGTGCAGATTCGCAAAATAAGAGTAATATATATCGTAGGCAGCTTTTGTATTTTTCAAATGCTGCTAGCAAGGCAAGTAGTAAAGGATATAAGTCGGATATAGTTATGGCAAGTTGGTTTCCAATTAAGATTGTAAGAAGATTACAAAAAGAATTTGTTGCTGACATGGCACATGAATATACACCGAGTTATGGCAATGTTGATATTAGTAATATGAACACAGCACCATGGTAAAAATATGAATGAATCAGCTTTATACGATAAGATAACACAGTTACATTATGATAACCAAGATGGTTATGCAATGCGTGGTCGTATTCGTTCAATTATGAATGGTGGACCCAATGGAATACTTGCGTTACTAGGTGACCAGCTAAAAGGTTTTGAAGATTGGCAAGTACCAATGCCTAACCTTATGAGTTCTGGTTTAGAGCATTTAGCACAGAAGATAGGAAGAATACCTAACTTAAAAATAGATGTACCTAACAATAAAGATTCGGAACGTGCAAGAAACAAAGCTGAAAAGATAGGCAGAATTATTACTGCGTATGATGATGTACAAAGATTAGATTTGCAAATGCCACAAGTTGGTAGATGGTTACCAGGTTATGGCTACGCTGTATGGGTAATCAAAGAAAAGAAAGATGCTAATGGAACCCCCTATCCAGTAGCTGAATTACGAGACCCATACAACTGTTTTCCAGGTTACTTTGGTGCAGACCAACAACCTAAAGATATGTCTATTGTAAGAAGAGTACCTAAAGATTCTTTAGCTAGAGTCTATCCAGCGTACAAAGATAAAATTATGAAGGATGTCCCTAACCAAATTAACATAGGTAGTGCTTATGCTTCTCCTTATACAGATTCATACAATGGTTCTTGGGCAAACTCCAATGGACAAGGTGACTTAGTAGCTGAATATTATAATGAAGAAGGTACGTATATATTCCACATGTCATCCAGTACAGTATTAGATTTTATACCTAACCCACTAGGAAGTGGTCCTGCTTTCGTTGTAGCAAAGAAATTTTCTTTTGACCAGCTGCAAGGACAGTACGACCAGATTATAGGTTTAATGGCATCTATGGCAAAGATTAATGTTATGAGCATTATCGCTATGGAAGATGCAGTATTTACAGAGACAAACATAACTGGAGAATTAGAATCTGGACAATACAAAAAAGGTAGATTCGCAGTTAACTACTTCTCTCCAGGAAGTCAGATTTCAAAACCAGCATCTAATATGCCTTATCAGTTATTTCAACAGATAGACAGAATAGAACGACAACTTCGTGTTGGTGCTTCTTATCCTGCTACTGATGACTCACAATCTCCAGTTAGTTTTGCTACTGGTAGAGGACTTGAAGAGTTAGGTGCATCGATGTCTCTAATGATTAGAGAGTATCACACCATTATGGCTGATGCTATAGAACAGATAGATGCTAAAAGACTTGAATGGGATGAAGCAATGTATGGTGGTATGACTAAAGAACTATCGGGTTATAGAGATAATAAATTCTTTTCAGAAACATACGAACCAGTTAAAGACATACAAAAATCTTATAAGACACGAAGAGTGTATGGAGCAATGGCTGGATATGATGAACCACAGAAGATAGTTACAGGGCTGCAACTACTTAGTTCTGGAGTTATTGATACACAAACATTACAAGAAAACCTAGATGGTTTAGATAACCTTGTAAGAGTTAATGAGAGAATAACAAAAGAAAAGATGGATAAAGTTTTAGAAGATACGCTTATGGCACAAGCAAGTCAAGGTGACCAAAAAGCTATTATGGCTGTTGTGCAGATAAGAAAAAATCCAGAGAATATGCAAAACATATTAGATAAATTTTTTACAGCTGAAGAGCCAGAGATTCCGCAAGAAGAAACAGCAATGATTGAGGGTATGGGTCCAGCCACCACTGGTCCCGCACCTTCTATACAGCAAGCTTTGGGAATGATGGGCAATGCTTGATATTTTTGAAGAAATTGTTTGTACACATCTAGCAGAAGTAGATGAAGAGTGTGATGATATAATTTTAGAAGATTATATTAAAAGACAACACATCATGCGCACTATTGCACAACAACACATACCTAGACAGTTTTTGATAATAACAGAACCAATATTTTTAGATGAGTATGAGGAGGATGAAGATGGCGACCAGGATTACTAAAAGAAACGCAGCAATACCTCCAGCATCTCAAAATGTAATTGACCAATCCAGAATGACTTATGGAGAAAAAGGTCCATTAAAAGAATTAAACAATGAAGTAAAGAATTTAAACTTAGGTCAAGAGACACCTACAGCTGCTCCAACGCCAGGACAAAACTTAGGTGGAGCATTACAACGTAGTGTATTTGCTGAAACCGACCAACCTTTACGACCAGTAGAAGATGGATTAGACTTTGGTCCAGGAGTAGGTTCACAAGGACCAACAGAATCTACAGAAGAATTAATACAGAAATTTTTTGACCTAACAGGTGACCCTTTATTAGCTAATTTATTAAAAGGGTAACATGGCATACAGTACCTTTGATGCAGCTTCTTTTGCAGATGATTCTGCTACAGAAAGAGCGATACAAAAATCTGTTGCACCAACACAAGCTACACAAGCTATGGCTAATCAAGCTTCAGCTATTGTAAAAAAATATCCAACAATAAGTAAAGGTTCATTAGTAGGTGCAGTCAAGTTAGGTATTAGCGATGATGACCCAAGATTGCAGCAAATAGTTTTAAAAGAATCTTTAGCTAAAGAACAGAATGGTTTTTCTAAATTACGTGAAGCTATCAGTGTTAAAGAAAAAGCGAAATCTGCAAGTCGTGGTTTATTTCTAGGATTCCAAAACTTATGGGAAGCTGGAGCTGCTAGAGGAGTTAGATACTTAGAAGGCAGACAACAAGGTATGACTCACGATGAAGCTAAAGGTAAATCTAAATCTTCATTACTAGATATGAAGGCACAAGCTGAAGCAGCAGGTAAAGAAGTTGACTTAGGTACAGGATGGTTTTTAGGTAGCACTGACCCAACACAAACAGATGAATACAAAAACATGTTAGCAGCTGGTGTTGACCCATTAGTAGCTAGAGAGTTTGTACTAGATAATGTTTTAGGTGTACAGATTTATGAACAACAAAGAAAAAAAGCAGAAGAAGCAATACAGTTTACTGGTGAGAGAGCAGAGAGATTTGAAGAAGCTGGACTTAAACCAACAGTAACTATTGGTCGTTGGTTATTTAAACCAGTAGATGAAATTATAGAACCTGGCACAGCTGCATATAACAACATAACTGGTGCTTTAGACATACTTGCACAAATCTTTTTAGACCCAATAGGTGCTGCAACATTAGGAGTAGGAAAACTTAGAGCTGGAGCTAAAACATTTACTGAATTAGAAAACTTAAGTAACGTAGGTAAGTTATTTGAAAATACTGGATTACTCCAGGGAACACGTAAAACTATATTTGGACCAACATCACAAGAATTTCTTGCTGGTAAGAATGGTGTAAAGTTTAAACAATTCTTATGGGAAAACAACACATCAGATATTATTGCAACATCAAAAAATAATATTGATGACTATGATTTTTATGTTGCTTTAGATAAATTTAAAGCAAAGAATAAAGGTAAATCATTTGATGAGATAGATGATGCGCTTACTAAAGAATTAGTTAATGAAAATTTATTAGTAAAGGCAACATTAAATAACGTTCCTACAGTTAAACGTGCTGGCAACAACATGACAAAAATGATGGAAAGAACTTATGGAACAAGACTTGTTACAGAAAATAAAAATGACAGTTTAGTTTCACTAAATAGATTTATACGTTTAGCTACATCAAGTATGGATAAAGATGCAGCTGCTAAAACTACAAATAAATTTATGAAAGATTCTATGAAAGCACTTAGTGCAGCAGATGCACCTACACAAACAGCATTAGTTGTTACTAACTTTATAGAAAGAAATTTTAAACCAGCTGTTATACGTGGACTAGCAGGAGTAGATAAAGATACTTCTGTTAAAAAAGCTGCAACAAAGTTAACTGAATGGCAAACTAAATTAGTTGATGAAGGACTAAGTGTACAAGCAAGGTTTATTGGAACTGCTAAGAAAAACAAAGATACTGTAAGAAGTTATGCAATAGATTCATCTGGTGGAGACTTACCAATAACTAATGTATTAAGACAATTACAAGGTGGTAAATTAAATGGTGTTGAAAACTTATTAGACCCAGTAGTTGCATCACAGTTAGCAGATGAGATATTCTTACCAGACCCTAAAGCTTTGTTACGTTCTGCTAAAGCATTAGATGACACACTAGGGAAAGTAGGAACTAAATTACTAGCTTCTGGAAATGTAGAATCAACGAGAAGATTTATGGACTGGTACTATGGTGCTTTATTTAAACCATTAGTTCTATTACGACCAGCATGGACAGTAAGAGTTATAGCAGAAGAACAACTAAGAATGTTATCTTCTGGTGTTACGAATGTTATTACACATCCAGCACAGATGATTGCTAGAGCTACAGGTAAACAAAAAGAATCAAGCAAGATGTTATTAGGTTCTTTTGAAGATAACGCACAGTTTATTGATGTAACTTTGAATGGTGCAGGTATAACTTCTGCTTCCAGGAGAACAGGTGGTACAGGTAGATTTACTACAGTATCAAGACAAGAGAATAGAAAAGCTTGGGGTGAAGCATCATTTAGAAACTTTATGCAACACAAGTTTGACCCATTGTCCAGGAGACTTGCTGCAATACAACTAGAACCAAATACTGCTGTTAGAAAAGCGCAGCTAAATAAATTAATTAAAGAAGCACAAACACAAGGTAATCCATTAAATAAACATATTAGAAAAGTTACAGGTGCAGAAGGACATGCTTTTAAAGGAGCTGGGTTTAATGGTGCGCCAGGCAAAGCTAAAGCAGAAGAGTTTATTTACTATGCAAATGCTTCAGTAGCACAAGTTACTGGTGGAATTGTAGAGACAACTACTAAAGGTAATAGAGCAAGACTTGCTAAAAATTGGATAGATGAGAATGGTAAAGAAGATTTACTTAAAGCTTTGTCAGATGAAGCAATGGATGCTGCAGAGTTAGTAGGATTAGAAAATATAGACATGGGTAAATACTGGGCTGGTCAGCTTAGTGATGCTGAATACACTTCTATAACTACACAGTTAAGAAAAAACCAAGAGAAGATGAAAAAAGATTTCGTTAAGAAGTTTGAAAAAGTATTACCAGAACAAGCACGTGGAGAGTTAAAGAATGCAATGACATCACAAACTAGAAGGTTAGATGACTTTGTAGATGAATCTTTTAATTTCTTTATGACTATTCCTACTAAGACAATGTCAAGAGCGCCAACCTTTAAGTTTCATTACTGGGACAAAGTGGGAGACTTTGCACAACATGCTAATGCAGCAACACTTAAGAAGTTAGTACAACAAGCTAAAGAAGCTGGATTAGCTACAGGAACTAAGAATGAAAAAGCTGTACTTAAAAAATTAGAAAGTTACCAAGGAGTTAAAGGCGGTATAAACAAAGTAGAAATTATAGATAAGATAGGTGCATCACATGCGCTTACTGAAACTAAAAAACTTCTTTATGATGTATCTACTAGAACTAGATTAGGTAATGCAACTAGAGGATTGTTCCCATTCGGTGAAGCATACGTAGAAATCTTTAGTACTTGGAGTAGATTACTTGTAGAAAATCAAGGCAGACCTTTACGTAGAGCGCAGCAGCTTGTACAGTCAGCACAAAAACCTAACCCAGTGTTTGATGATTCTGGACAAAAAGGATTCTTTTACAAAGACCCAAATACTAATGAAGAGTTGTTTGGTTACCCAGGAGAAGGATTAATACAAAAGTGGATGTTTAAAGACTTAACAGAGAATGGTGTACAAGTTAACCTACCAGTCTTTGCTGGTTCTTTAAATATAGCAGGTAACTTAATACCAGGTTTCGGTCCAACTATTACAGTTCCAGCTGCATTTATTAATCGTAAGTTTAATGTATTGAGACCAGGTAAATGGGAAGAGACAGTATTGTTTGGAGACTTTGCACCACCTCGTACAGAAACTATTAGCGAAGTTATAACATCATTAGCACCAGCACCATCTTGGTTAAAGAAACTAGGTACAGCTTTTGGTATAGGTGGAGCAGAATCTAAACGTATGTTCTCTAATACAACTATTGATGTGTATAAAGCTTTAGTGTATGCAGGAAAAATTGATGATAGTTCTCCAGAAGGAGCTAATGAAGGTATGGAGTTAGCAGGAGACTACGCCAGGAATATATTTATTATTAGAAGTATCTCACAAGCTATAGGACCATCTGGTGCTGTAAGCCCTAAGTATGAGATATCTGATAAGACAGGACAACTATTCTTGTTTGAAACATTAGCCGAAGAGTATAGAAATATATCTAATGCTTCACCAGATAGTTCTACAGCAGTTAAAACATTTGTAGAGAGATTTGGATTTAACCCAATTACATTAGCTACTAGTAGAACAGAGACTATAAAGAAAAGACCAGTCACAGCTGATGGTGCGACATGGGAGAGAAATAACCCAGAACTTGTAGAGAAATTTGATTTAACTTACGCATTCTTAATTGATGAAACTAATTCAGAGTTCATGTACGAACAATATTGGAATCAGATTATTAGTGGAGATAGAGTTCCTAGAACTATAGAACAATGGCAACAAGCTAAGAACATTCTCTTAGGCAGCGTTGAGTATGAAAACTTTGTTAAAGAAAATGGATTGTTAGTAAGAAATGATAAAGTCTCTGTACAAGCTAAAAGAAATAAGAAAGCAGAGATAGCTAGTAAGTACCCAGGTTATGGTAGAAGCATAGACTATTCACAAACTAAACCAGAAATGGATGATTTGATTGATGAATTGTACACATGGTTCGACCCAGTTAGTTATCAACTAGATAGTTCACTGACAACTAACCCAGCAGCATTAGGTTTAGTTGAGTATGTAAAGACTAGAGATGCAGTAATTGCACAAACAAAACAATTAAATCCTACTTATACTGATACTTCTTTTAGAAGTTCAAACAAATTAGCGCCATTTAGAAGCTTGTTAAGAAACAAGATGCAAGGTATATTGGTTAAGTACCCAGAGTTTGGACCTTTAGCAAAAGAAATCTTTGAAAGAGAACTCCGAGAAGCAGATGAAGATATAGAATTAATAAGAGGATTAAATGACAGTTGATGAATTTTTACAAAGAATAGAAAGTATAATACTTCAGATTAATGAAGATGATTCATTAGGTACCAATCAAATAGGTATAACAACAGAACAAAGAGTAGATATACTATCAGCACCTACAGTACAAGATGCTTCTTTGTATTTATTGTCTGCAAACATTCCACAGTACGTAATAGATTTCGCTATATCTGGACAAGACATAACAGGTGTTACAGGAGATAATGTTGCATTAGCAGCAGCTACTGAACAATATGGACAGTTCGGTAATCAAGATGCAGTCTTAGGTGTACCAGCTAACTATGTTCCTCCACGTTCTGGCGCTACAGATTTTTATACTGAAACAGATTTAGTTAACTTATTCGCTGGTAAGTCAGAAGAAGAGATTGCTGGCATACAAGCAGATTTAATTAACTCTAACTTACTTAGTGTTGGTGATGGATTTATGCCAGGAGAATGGGACCTAGCAACTCAAAGAGCTTTTACTCCAGTGTTAAGCAGAGCAAATAGAGGTGGTGTTACTGATGTAGAAAAACTTAATGGTGCAGCATGGAAAACAACATTAGATGAATATGTTGCTAATCCAGTACCAGAGATACCACAATCAGAGACTTACTTACCAGCTGACCCAGCAACTATTGCACAAAAGGTAAAAAGACTTTATGCTGCAGATTTAAACAGAGACCCTAATCCCTCTGAACTTAAACTGTTATCTAACACAATGTACAAAGAAGCAGAAGCTTCTTATCAGCAGAATCAATCTTTAGCTGCTACAGCACAGCAACAACCAGAGATGACTGGAGAAGAAATACTTGCTGGTGATTATGGAAACTATGCAGCTGACAATGTACAAAGCGCTATCGAGGACCAAGGTCTTACACAGATAGATGCTGAAAGTAGAATGAGAGAAAAGTTCGATATGATAACAGACAAAGAGAAAAGCAGATTAGGAGAGAATTATAGTGCAAGGAATACTAGGGCTACTATTCTTAATAGTATCGCTAACAGACCCAATTAGTAATATGAATCAACAAGAACTAATTTCATTTATGGAAGCCATTAAAGAGCAAGAGAACGCTGGCGGCAATTATCTGCTTGAACATAAACCAACCAAGATGAAGGGTTACAATGGCGAGATTATAGATGTCCAGGCATTAGGTGCTTATGGTATCTTAGATATTAACTGGGACAAATGGTCTAAACAAGCAGGATATGAAGGTGCAGACTGGAGAACACCAGAGATGCAAGACATCGTTGCAGCTTATAAGTTTTCTGAATATTACAATAAGTATGGTTCTTGGGACTTAGTAGCAGTTGCTTGGTATGGTGGTCCAGGTAAAGCTAACACCGCTATGAACGCAGGTATCGATGCGATAGGGGACACAGGGAACATAGAAGGTTTTGGACCTAACATACAAGAGTACGTAAGCAGCGTTATGGATAAGTATGCTGGATACCTAGAAAAACAACCAGTCAATGTAGATGTTGAAAGTTATATACAACAGAACAAACAAGAAATACAAGGACCACCTAAATTAAATACACAAGATGATGGTATGGTTCCAGGCATAGACCCAATGCAAAAGTATGCAGCAGATATGTTATCAGCATTAGTTCCTAATAGAACACAACCAGTAAGTGATGTACAGTTTGAATCACAAGTACCACAACAAGCTGGAAGTTTTGAAGGAGCGCAAATTAAAACAGAGATAGTCAGAGATAACGAAGATAAATTTACAATAGATGATATCTTGTCAACAATGGACCCAGAATGAAACCTATAAACGAAATGTCTTTTCAAGAACAAATGAAGTTATCCAGACAAAACAGACAATTAAAGAAACAAAAATTCTTAAAAGAAAACAAAATTAAAAGATAGTTATGGCTACTGAAGAAGAGTTAGCCAACATAGCTGCAGCAACAACTGCACCAATAATACCTTTTGAAGCTTCAAGAAGAAGTGTTAATTACATAAAAAACTATGTACCAGATTTAAGTAATAGGTCAGAATATACACAGATAGATTTAAAAAAATTAATGAAGTCAATGGATGATTTTATTAAGTTTGTAGGGTATAAACCTAAAGACTTTGACATGACATTATTAAGTGAGTTGTTAACAGCACCAGGAGATATGACACATTACACCTTAGCTGATGTAATAGGTGATGACTTCTTAGTAAAGATAAATGACATAGGTGTTGTAGAATCAGAAAAAAAAGTAGGAAAAATATTAGTTGATTTAATAAACCTAGAAGAAGATATAACAATTAAAACAATGAATAAGTTAGCTAACGCTGGTTTAGATGCAAATGATATTAGTTTATTTGATAAATACAATGAAACAATAGCACACGTTATAGACCAGAGTATGGATAACTTAAAAAGATTATCTGGTAATTTAAACTCTACTCCTTTAGAAATAGCAACACTAATGAAACAAGGTAAGTTTGCAGCTATTACTGGAACAGAAAATGATATATTCGATATAGCTACTTCAGTTTCTGAATACGTAACTAATGCAAAGATACAGTTAACAAGAACAGTAGTTACAGAATCTGTAGAGTTAGGTAAAGGAATAGCTGCATTAAGTAAATATACTCCAGAACAAATAAAAAATTTTGATGCTGAAAGAAATCTAATTAGCAATATAGATTACGAAATAGGTAAAAACAAACAACTTACAGCAACTACTCTTCAAGAAACTTTAGATTCTTATAAAACATTTCTTGTAGATAAGACTAAAGATTATTTAAACAGAACAGACAATTTTTATTGGAGATTAACTAACTCAAGGCAAATACAAATAGATGATGCGTTTGTTGGTGATGTAATAAAAAACATTGAACATGTAACAGGAGAACAAGTTGTTACTTATAGTCCTCGAATTATAGATGGACAACGTGAACTTAAAAGCAGTTTAGATATTCCACAAGCAGAAGTTGAAAAGATTGTTAAAAAGAAACTACCAAAACCTATTAGTTTTTATGAAGTAGAACCAATAGATACAAAGACAGCTGCCTTTACAGATGTAGCGCAATCTATAGTTAAACCAGATATTAGTCTTAAGGTAAGAGGTACTATGCACATGGCACCAGCTGTAACCTTTATAGAAAAGGTACAGAATGCTGGTGTAGATTTGTTAGTACAGAACTCCAGGACAGGTAAGCTTACTCCACTATCTCCAGTTTCAATGCAAACAGCTGGTATAGATGACACCTTAAACTTATGGGTAGCACCTAATCAAGACCTTAAAGAAGCAGAATCAGCAATAGATACCATACTAGATAAACCTTTAGATAGACAAGGTACTAGCTTAACTAGAGATACTGCACCTAAATCTAAGCAGGAAGTGTTAGATAATGTACGAAGAACATTCGTAGATAATCATAGCGAAGCTGCACTAAAAACAGCAGAAGATATGGTTAAAACAAAACCAAAGTTTGCTAGTAAAGTCCTTAAAGGATTAAGTAAGCTAGATGTGGGACAAGAAGTAATAGAGAAAGGTTTATCTAAGTTAGGTACTAAGTATGGAGCAACAGCTTTTACTGGACCAGCTGCAGGTATCCTTGCGTTCTATGAAACATTAGTTCTTGCTGCAGATGTAGCTAATGCTGCAACTAAAGCTATAGACAAAGATGTAGATTTCTTTGACAACTTTGGTGAGGTAGATGAAAAATGGTCTATAACATACAAACTTACAAAACCTTTTTATGAAACATTATTTAAAGGAATCAATAATGTAACCTCCAACGATAACCAAGATAATGAAGTACAATATAGTATGGAAAGTAGTAAGTAATGGCAGAAGAACGCAAAGATATTAAAACATTACCAGAGTTAGTTATATACGCTAGAGATAATGACTTAAACAGTTCAGAAATATTTTCATTAACAAGACAGATAGGTGAATCTGAATCTGTAATACGTGGTGCAATAGATGCAGCACAAAATATGCCTAAGATTACTGACCCATATCAAGATAGATTTATGCGTGAAGCTAAAGCTGTTACACCTCCTCCAACATTACAACAAGCTAAGAACTTACTTAACAATCCTAAAGATGTAGAAAAAGTAATAGCTATGCAAGTACTTAAAGCAAATCCACCAGTAGGTGTAGATGTTAGAAGTCTTGAAGAAAAAGAAACAGAGTACATTAAAAATTATGTAGAGACTGGAGTACTAGGTCCAGTAGATTTTAAACAAGATACAGACCTATTGATACCAGGAGCAGCAGGAATGGTAGCTGGTCAAGAACCAGGAGAGACAGTAGATACTAGAGGTCAAGTAGAAGAAGAAACAAAATATATAGAATCAGTTGTTAATAATATAACAGGCAATGTCGGTTCTCCAAGTGGTGGTCCAAGTGGCGATGAAGGCGGCGATGAAGGCGGCGATGAAGGCGGCGATGAAGGCGGCGATGAAGGTGCAACTGGTGATGGACAGTCACAAGAACAAGTTTTAAGTAATGAAAAAAATCAGTTTAACAATATACCAGAAGGTGCAGACTTAGTAGATGTAGAAGGACAACTCTTCTTACGATATGCTGTACCAGGTGCAGGTTCTTTATACC